ATCTTCAACAATCATTTCTGGATATTGGATAGTGTGCCAAACATGACCACACTCATAACATTCTCTACGTCTTACAATAACGTGTTTTGAGTTGCGGTCTGATCTTCTTACTTTTTGATCTGTGTATTTTTGGCATTTAGGACAAGCCACCCACGAAATCCGTTTCATTGATTGTTCTTATTTTTATGGTTGCACCAGTTTCAGATTCTGTTTCACAGTACTTTTTGACAGCGTGTAAAGATACAACTTGAGAGTCGTCAGCAAATGCGGACTTGGTTAGACTATCCAGTAATGCTCTGCAATGTTTGTCCAGATCGCCTTTGTTTTTGTTGGTGATATACACAGGGGCAGCTTGACGCAACATCTTGTTTGGGAGATAGTGCTTTTGCGGCCTTTTAAAAAAGAAACTTACCTCTATTTCAACTGGTTCTAATATTATATCGGTCACAATCAACTTCGCCCTCATTTCCACCTGTTTTCGCCATGATTTTAGACGTTTACTTGTCTCAACCATTATTCCATTGCCAACGTGTTTTTTGCTCCCCTGAGGGGCAGATTCCATGCCCTTCACAGAAATAATATATTCCATAGAAAATGAGTTTTATTCCAGAGAATACGCCATTCATAGCTTTGCCAACAGCATTAAAGGGCAAAGTAACACCATTTCAGCTATCAGTTCTATGGGTTTTGCAGAGCTATTATCCAAACATTTGGCCTAGTTATCAGACCATTTCTAATGATGCAAAGATGTCCAGAGACAAAGTCATTAAGACTGTTGCTGAACTTGTAGAACTTGGTCTATTACAAAAGCAATATAGGATCAATGAATTTGGTCAAAAAACAAATTGCTATAGGGTCACAATTTGGCATCAATGTAAGACACTTCCTGTACCAGATACCAGTATTCATGCGGGGTCGTTGATACATACTACCCCAGTCGTTGAGAACTACCCCCCCAGTACGCCACAGCGACCCCCCCAGTCGTTGTCAGCGACCCTAACTAAAACAATGTTAACTAAAACAAATAACTATAAAACTTTAGGTAAGAAAAAACCTGTAGAGAAATTCTTTGAACCATTCTGGGAAGCATACAGAAAGATACCTACGTCAATGCGTGTTGTATCCCAATCTAAAAAGCTTGCAAAAGTCGAATTTAGTAAATTAAGTAAAAAGACACAGGAAAAGATCCTTGGTTGCTTACAGGCCGATATAAGGGCAAGAACAAAACAATTAAACAACGATAACTTCACTCCATTATTTCCTGATTGTTTTAGATATCTCAAAAATGGTCAATTTGAACAATATCTATTGACAGTATCTCAAAAACCCACTACATTGAGAAAACCCAAACAAAACACCCCTTTTTAACACCCCATGAAAGACTATTTGAAGTGGAACGCAGAGCGATCAAACGAAAGCTATGAACTTGTTGAAAAAGTAGCTAAAGAAAATAAACACGTTGATGTTTATTTAAAAGATTTATACAAAGCTTACAAAAAATCTTTAGGAGGAAGAAATAATGAAAAATTATAAAAGAAGACCTATTGATAGAGAGGTCACTTTTAAAGCACCACACTATGAATGCTATGCCTGTAATGACTCTGGAATTATACATAATTCTGATGGACTAATAAACCAACATTTGCCCGACTACGACATGGACGACTCAGGAAAGCGTTTCTCTGGTCAGGATTTAGCTCTCATCTGCTACTGCTCCGCAGCTAACGGCAAATACGATATTGATGGCCAGCTTATCTGCAAAGGATACAGAACTGATGAAGGAGTAATCAGGAACTTTGTTGGTGTAGACATTGATATTGATGTAGTAAGAGAGATTCACAACATGAGAAAAGAAGGCTGGGCTAAAACTACAAAGCTTATGAATAAAGTTATTCAACAAAACAACAAAAACGGTAATACAAAACTTATCAACTGCACTCCAGAAATACAAAAAGTAAAAGATCAACTAGCAAACTTTCAAATGAAATCACTATGAAAAACTACAAGTATCGTCCACACCTTTCCTCTGAGTATAAACAAACAAGAAATGAACTTATTTTGCGTATGAGAAACGAAGGCTACTCTTTACAAAAAATTGGTGATAGGTTCAACGTGTCCAGAGAATACATAAGGCAAATCTTACAAAATGAATTTGATGTTACAGGCTGCATCAAATTTGTTGCTGGGCAAGAGGCTTTGAATGATGAATATACTGCTCTTGATATTGCAAAAATGTTTGATACACCAACAAGCACTGTCAACTTTTGGCTTATGAACAACTGGATTCCAAAACCTAAAAGATTACTTGATAAGTCAAAAAACAGAGGACTCGATAAAAAGTTTTGGAAAAAAACAGATATTGATAAATGGATACAAATAAGATTGAAATATTTAAAAATTCAACTTGAAAAATCTATTAAAAACAGAATGGGGCCTCCAGCACCATATAGGTTTTTCCATCAAAGGGTACAAGAACTTTATAAGATTTTACAGATGGCAAAAGCTGGTGATATAAAAAGTCTTACTCTTTACAAAAATGGTATCTCTGATGAAGTGATGCAAGAGTTTGACAATATTATCAAACCTATACAATACAAACCAACAGATTATTCAAAATATATCAACATGAAAACTACAGAGGACTACAAAAAAATGGGGTTGTTTGATGCTTGTAAAACTGAAAGAATTATAAATATTACGAATACAACCTTGAAAAGATATAAAAAAATTGGTGTTTTAAAAGAAAACGAACACTACATTGTAGGAGAGCATTATCATCATAGAACCATGTATTATCCAGAAAAAACTAAACAAGCAATTATTGATGCTGGTTATGACCAGAAACTAGCTGCATCACAAAGAAGAAGGTGGGCTAAAACAAAATGAACATTCAATACCATGATGATGAGGCAACTTTTTATTTTATATGCGAAGCCTGTGGTGAACCAATTAAAGACCGCAAAGGTGTAGTTGATTTCCCTATGGATTTCTCGAAAAATAAAAAAGCACCGTTACGTTTTTATCACAAAGGAGACTGTGCATTTCATGGAAATACTAGAAGAGTAAAGGATAGATGGGGCAACTGGTCACTTGATGACTTTGCACAAAATTTAGTTGATGGTGATTTACCAGAAGTAGTTAAACTTATGTGTGGTATGGAATGAAAAATAAAGACTTTGACAGCTTCAACAATGATCGCATCAATGCCTTACGAAAGCGTATTGATGAACTTATATTCTTAAAAAATAGCTGGGAAAAACAAAGTAAATCGACAAAAACTAATGATTGACGCTACATTTAGAATAATAAAAATCATAATTTCATAGTGTCTAACGGCAGAACTAGCAAGAATGAGCATGAGTTCAGAGTGAACAAAGTGGCTAAGCTTTTGTCTGTTGGCAGCGTTAGATCAGATATACACCAATTTGCAGCAAAGGAATGGGGGGTTCATTCAAGAACTATAGATAGGTATATCCAAGATGCCAGAGAGATTGTAAAGCAAGATTTTGATATTGATCGCAGACAATTTACAGCAGATATTCTTTCTCAATATGCATCACTGGCAAAAGAGGCTAGAAAATCAGGGCAGTTGCACGTTGCTTTAGGCTGTATAAACTCAATGGCAAAAGTAGGACAGGTAAGCACTTGAGCATACTGAATAGAGAGGGTTCTGTATTAGATCACATAGGCAGTCGATATGTTGATGTTGATACTGATGAGTTATTAGATCGTATAAGAACAGATTTACACCCACCGCAGCAACAGTTCTTTGATAATCAGAATGAAATAGTTGGTCTTTCTGCTGGATATGGTGCTGGTAAGACAAGAGCCTTATGCAGTATGGCTGTGAAGCTTGCTGCCATGAATATTGGATTTATTGGTGCTGTTATGGAACCAACTGCCCCATTGATTAGAGATATATGGCAAACAGACTTTGAGTTATTCCTTGAACAGTATGAAATACCCTATACATTTAGAGCTAGTCCACTCCCAGAATATACTTTGCATTTTAAGGAAGGCGACAGCAAACTATTATGCAGATCCTTTGAAAACTGGAGCAGAATAATAGGTCTCAATCTTAGTCATGTGTTGGTGGACGAAATAGATGTAGTAAGTCCAGCTATAGCAGACAAAGCCTTCCCAAAAATACTAGGTAGGTTAAGGGCTGGTAATGTTCGCCAGTTTTGTGCAGCTAGTACACCAGAAGGGTTCAGATGGTTATACAACACCTTTGGTACTGATGAAGCAAAGGAGAGAACTGATAGGCAGCTAATCAAGATGAGGACACAAGATAATCCACATTTACCTAATGATTTCATTGAACGTATGCAAGCCAACTATGATCCTTCAATGTTGCAAGCTTATCTCAATGGAGAGTTTATTAATCTAACTACAGGTCAGGTATATGACCGCTTTACCAGAGAAAACAATGTCACTACTGTTAAGCCAGAGATAGGACTAGAGCCATTAAGAGTTGGCATGGACTTCAACATAGGCAACATGAACGCAGTAATCGGTATTGTACAAAATCAAAAATTGTTAATATTTGATGAGATAAGTGGCAGTCACGATACAGATAGCATTGCCCAAGAGATCAAAGCCAGATACCCTATGAATAAGATTTACATATACCC